GTTGTATGGGATGAAGATGCTAAAAGATATATAGGAGGTTTTCAAAGAATATGAGTGTTCTTACATTAGATGTAGAAACAACTATATCAAACAAAGGTAATCCATTTGATACTACTAACAAGTTAATATATGTTGGTGTTAAATATAATGATGAACCTACTAAACTATTTGATATTGAATACAGTGATAATGGCTACTTACCTAATCTACAAAAAATACAAGAGATGATTGATAATAGTGACTGGATCATTGGCTTCAATATAAAGTTTGATTTACATTGGTTACGCAGATATGGTATTAATTTTAGTAATGCAAGAGTATGGGATTGTCAACTAGCACACTTTATTATGACTGGACAAGATAAACCATATCCTAGTTTAAATGGAGTCTGTGAATATCATGGATTAGAACAAAAGATAGATGTAATTAAAGAAGAGTATTGGTCTAATGGTATAGATACACCTGACATACCTGAAGATTTACTCTGTGACTACTTAACAAAAGACGTAGAGTTAACAAAACAAGTGTACGATATACAAAAACCTAAGGTAAATGGCATGGGTAATTTGTTACAATTACACTTTAGAGACCTTGTTGTTCTTCAAGAGATGGAGTTCAATGGGATGTTTTACAATCAAGAAAGGAGCAAGGTATTAGGTGATGAATTGGATGAGCAAATTGGGAGACTTGATAGACGACTGTACGATCTTCATGGATTGGATTCTTTTAACCCTTCTAGCGTGGATCACCTTAACGCTTTCCTTTATGGTGGGACTCTTAGCTTCCGTCGTAAAGTTCCTGATGGGGTTTACAAGACAGGGACTCGTAAAGGTCAACCGAAGGAGAAATGGGAAACGTATGAAGTCACACTCCCACAAAGATGTAAACCAATAAAAGGAACAGAACTAAAAAAAGAAGGACTGTATTCAGTAGATGATAGTACAATTAAACGACTGAAAGGAGCTAAAGATATACGTGATTTAATACTAACACGAGCTGTATTACAGAAAAGATTAACAGCATATTACAGAGGTTTAGATGAACTTATTACAGAACACAACTGGAAGAAAGATAAACTACATGGAGTTCTTAACCAATGTGTTGCACGGACTGGTAGATTATCCAGTAGTAAACCAAACTTACAGAACTTTGATGGAGAAATTAAATCATTACTCTATAGTAGATATGAGTCATAGTAAAAAAATAAAGATAGCTATAACAGGTATAGATGATTACTTTCGTAATAACTGTCCTCGTAGTGATAGATTAGATGATCTATATAAACATATAGAATCTAAAGGACTTAATATTGCCTGGGCAGAGTATGTCAGTAAAGACATCGAAGATCTTATTATGATAGAAGGTCCTGAGTTTTTACTTAAACATATGTCTGTTAGTGCTAAAGATAAACTAATAAAATATATGAAAAAAAGGTATTTATAATGTTGCTACAAGCAGATGCTAAACAACTAGAGTGGGTAGGTGCTGCTTATCTATCACAAGATCCTGTAGCTATACAAGAGATATGGGGATCAGTAGATATGCACTCTGATAACCAACAACGATTTGGACTACCAAGTAGACTAATAGCAAAGACTTTTGTATTTAGATTAATCTATGGTGGTAGTGCATACAGTTATGCACATGATCCTAACTTTATGTCAATAGGTGGTGAAAAGTATTGGCAGAATGTTATAGATAACTTCTATGATAAGTATAAAAGATTAGGTGAATGGCATAAAGAAATCTACGATGAGGCAGTTCGTGAACGTAAATTAGTAATGCCAACTGGTAGAGTATATAACTTTGAATCTGAAGTTAGAGGTAACAAAGTATATTATCCACGTACTAAGATTCTAAACTATCCTGTTCAAGGATTAGGTGCAGATCTTATGGCTATTGCTCGTGTATCGTTAATGACTCAACTACGTAAGATGGTAGACATAGTTATGGTTAATACAGTACATGATTCAATAATACTTGATTTTAATTCAAAAGTATGGGATAATATAGATATAGTCAATTTAGTTGACAGATGTTTTAATAATGTTCCAGATAACTTTCACAAATTATTTGGGAAAGAGTTTAACTTACCCATGAGAGTCGAGTGTCAAGTAGGACCAACATGGGGATCAATGGAGGTAATAGATGCAGATAAGTGTAATTGATGTAGGACAACCAACCACTCACGCAGGTAACAATGGTAGATCATATCAAATGATTGAAGTTGCTTACAAGAATGAGAATGGTCAAATTCAACAGAAGAAGTTATTTTCTTTCAGAAATCCTGATGTATTCAAATCAGCTCAAACATGGGAAAAAGGTCAAGCCGTCCATGTCCAAGCAGAGAAGAATGAGAAAGGATATTGGGAATGGATAGGTTTAGGTGAAGCTGCCGCCAATTCATCTCCTACTCCAACAGCTAGTAAGCCTAGTGGTAACACTAGAGTTACTGGTTCTAACTACGAAACCAAAGAAGAACGTGCTGCACGACAAGTAATGATTGTTCGTCAATCGTCTATCTCGTCAGCAGTATCAGCTCTTACAGCAAGTAACAATGTACCTTCGAGCGAAGACATACTCTCCCTTGCCAAGCAGTTCGAAAACTTTGTTATGGGTAATGAAACACCAACACCCAATAAAGCTGATGGTAACGTAGATAACTTTGAGGATGATGTTCCTTTCTAGGAGCATCACCCCCTTATGTTAGCCTTAATAGACATGGACATAGTATGTTATCGTTGTGCTGCTTCAGCAGAGAACGATGACGTAGGTATTGCTATCTATAGACAGAACGAACTACTCGATCAAATCCTAGAGATGACAGGAGCTACAGAGTATAAAGCGTTCCTATCAGGAAAGAAAAACTTTAGAAAACAAATCTACCCTGAATACAAAGCTAATAGAAAGCAACCAAAACCTATACACCTCGATGAGTGTAGAGACTATGCTATGCAGGAACAATCAGCAGAGCTAGCACCTATAAACCTAGAAGCAGATGATGCTCTAGGTATAAACCAAACTAAAAACACAATCATCTGTAGTTTAGATAAAGACCTACTACAGATACCAGGACACCATTACTCGTGGGAAATCAGTGGTAAAGGATGGAAAAAACCACATACATTCAGAGAAATAACTGAACTAGAAGGACTACGTTTATTCTATGAACAATGCCTTAAAGGTGACAGAACAGATAATATTAAAGGCATAGAAAAGATTGGAGATAAAAAAGCTAAAGTAATATTAGAACCATACACAACAGAACAAGAAATGTTTAACAAAGTAAGAGAGATGTATGGTAATGATGAAGAGTTCTTGATGAACGCTAACTGTTTATGGATATTACGAGATGAAAAAGAAACGTTCACAGAACGCTTTGCCAAACTTCAAAAGTAAGTTTGAACGTAAAATATGGGAAGAACTAACTAAAGAATACAGAAATTGTAAGTACGAATGTGACTCGTACAAATACGAACAACCAGTAATATATCGAACATACACACCTGATTTTAAAACAGGTAGAGCTAAAGTATACCTAGAAACAAAAGGTAAATTAGATTTAGAGACTCGTAAGAAAATGATATGGTTTAAAGACTGTAATCCAAACATACGAGTTATATTCCTATTTCAAAATGCAGATGTTAAACTACGTAAAGGTAGTAAAACATCTTATGGAGAATGGGCAACGAAAAGTGGTTTTGAATGGCTAGATGCAAGAAAGGATTGGCTAAGTGCATATAAAGAAATGCTCAAAGCGTAAAGACGGAACATTTAAATTCGAAGTAGAAGTAAACAGAGATGAGGCTGAATACTTATTTAATTATGCTCTTAATGATCTTGTTAAAGCAGGATTCATGCACGTTGATTTAATCAGCGAAGCAGAGCATGAACTAGATTTATTTAAAGAAGATGGGGGAGACCTACAATGAAACATCTTGTAATACCTGATTGTCAAGTTAAACCTAAAGTAGATATGAGTTATTTACATAGTATTGGTAAATACATTGTAGCTAAACAGCCTGATGTTATTGTATGTATAGGCGACTTTGCAGATATGCCTAGTCTAAGTAGTTACGATACTAATAAGAAATCATTTGAAGGACGTACATACAAAGCAGATATAAAAGCAGTACATCAAGGAATGGAGTTACTACTTGGACCACTATGGGAATATCAAGACTGGCAACGTACTCAAAAGAAAAAGATGTATAGACCTCGTATGATATTGACGTTAGGTAATCATGAAGATAGAATAGATAGAGCAGTAAATACAGATCGTAAGTTAGAAGACTTGATTAGTATAGGAGATTTAAACTATGAGCAATATGGT